CTTTGGAGTATATTGATCCATTGAGGCATATGTGTGGTTTGTAAAAATAAATGGAACTTTATAATTTGAAAGATCCAAAGTTAATGATTTGAATAGTGACCTCATTTCTTTTGCACGAAGTCCCATATCTGCAGCATTTTTACCTGCATCCATATCACGCTGACTTTTATCAGTATCAAGCATTCCTACTGAATCTACAAATAGTGCAATCTTAAGTCCTGGATTCTCCTTGATTGTGTCAATTAGATCGTGGACATAAAATTTAACCTCACTAATAAGACCCATACGTAAATACTTTAATTTACTTAGATCTACTCCAAATTTAACATAGTCACTTGAATCAATTGCACCCTCGGTGTCAATATAAATTACCATGTAATCCATTTTTTGTAATTCACGAACTGCATTTAAACATAGGAAAGTTTTACCTGAGCCAGAGTCTCCAGCAATTCCAATACTTCGAGTATTAGGATAACCTCCAAATAACGAGCCTGACATTTGTGCATTTAGTAAGTAATTTCCAGTTGGAATGTACTCTTCAATATCAGAGAACCCTCTGATTTCAATTTTTGATTTGACTTTTTTCTCGAGCAAGTCGTTAAACTTGGCGAATGCGTCCATTGTTGATTTTGCCATGTGTATAAAATTAATATTTAATATCTTTTACAAAGGATACTAAAATGGGTTTAGTTAAAATATGAAGCTAGTAAAAAAGATCCAGATAGTATTGTTGTATCTGGAAAGTCACCATTAACTACTTGATGAAATCCTATATTAATGATTTTAGAATCATCTTTTGTAAAATTATCTTTAGAAAGATTTCTAGTAAATTCAAATCCGTCTTTTGCTGGTTTTCCCAAATCAATTCCATAACAGTGCATGGTTAGAGTTATTGGTGAATTCATTGCAATATCTCCCAAATAAAATATTTGGTTCTCAGTTAAGCCGAGTTGTTCAATATTTAATCCAGCCTCTTCAACTAGAGCTCTACATACTGAATCATATGGAGTACGGTCTAAATCTGAATTAACTTCGTCTATAATTAAGGTATGAGCAGTTTGGCCATTTGCTTTATTTGGAAACTCAAGAGCATAAATTGACTTAATTGTATCTTCCGCAGTTTTAGTAAATGGTATTAAACAAATATATTCTGAATCAACTGATAAGTATTGAGCTGAGTGTTGATCACGGTTAACTGTTAATAAGTTAAATTTTCCTATCTTGCTAGGAGTTTCATTAGATACTTGATTATGCATTAGCTGTAGATTTTTTAGTAGGTGTTGTACTCAACATTTTCTTCATAGTCCTTTTAATTGAGTCAGCAGTTACGTTATTATTTATATAGTCAGACAATTTTGTTAAAAACTCTTCTTTATTCTTAGAGTTTGAATACATCATCTTTAATAAATTTTTACTAGGTAATTTAATTTTAACAGAAAGAGCTAAATCCGTATCTTCTAGTGAAAACATACCAAATAAATCACCTGGATCAGTAGAAACTTTAAGTTGAGCGGGTTGAGCTGGTGGTGGAGCTATTGTTTTTGGTGCAATAATGTCAGACCTAAATTCGGCTGGAATTTCTTCAGTTACTTTAAAATCTTCATTTAATGAAGGAATATAATTGATTGACTGAATTTCGGCCATTGACATTGGCTGTTGATCTTCAGTGACCATCATTAAGTCAGAAGAAACTCGGTCAGTATCAAGTTGAGTACCGTCTGACAGAACTGCCATAAATCTACCATTTCTAGATGGCATAACGTCCCTAACTTGGACTACTTTTCCTAATTTAGTACGATCAGTAGTTTTGATCCATTGAAAGTCGTTTGATTGGAAGCTGCTTTTTATTGCAACTAGAGTATCAATATCGTAGTTATTCATAATTATGTTTTTTATTTTTTTAAGCCACTTTTTCACTTGACAATTGTTCTTCTAATTTTTTCATTTGATTCTTTGTATCTACTCGACCATTATATAATTTAGTAAGAATTGTTCGAGCAGCTGAATCCATTTTATTTGTGAAGACTGTATCGTTTTTTGTTAATATTTGATCAGGCTGTAGTTCAATACCAGGTTTAATTTTTCCCAAATACGCATCTGGAGAAATATTAAATTGAATCTGAATGTTTGGATACATTGAGGCAAAGTCAAAACATGAAACATACTTGTAATAGCCAGGTTCAGGTTTTGCAACATACGCTCCATCATAAGTTGCATCTTCTTCTAGGTCTCTTCGATCATTTGCCATATAACGGCCTCTATCTAAAAACTCACGACACATTAATGATTCAGTAATGAATACTGCTGAGAATACTTTTGAAACATCAACCTTTGCAAATTTTGAAATTGCAAATGCAACATCAAGTAGTCCAAGTTTATCTTCAATTAGTTTAATAAGAATTGTATCAATAATATTATATTTGATAAAGTTTTCAATATCTTGTTGGGCTTCCATCATAGTTGCATACTCACTATGAAGTTTAGTTGTTCCTAATACTAGGTTAGCAATATAATCTAATTTATAATTTTCAACTACTTTATAGGGTTTAGTATTCATAAATACTTCCATGTAATCTAAAAGACCTAAATGAATTGGCATTTTTGATTTACCGATTAAGGTTTTAGAAGGCATTGTTTTCATTGGATCAATATCCAATTTTTTACAACGATTAATTAGATAAATCCAGTCAAATCCAATAACATTCCAACCGGTTAAGAATGGAATTTTTGGAAGAACTTTATGAAAGAAGGTTTTCATTAACTCTTCTTCAGTTTCAAAGAAAAGATATTTAAGAGTAAACGTTTGACCGTGAGCTTTAAAATATTCATTCACTTCATCTTGCATTTGTAAAATTGGAGACTCTTCCAATTTCTTCATGGTTGACATTACAAAACAAACATTGTCCTCATTAACAAAAGTAATTAAATTAACTGGCATTGCTGCTTTTGCTGGATCAGGAAACTCTTGTGAAGTTAACTGAATCTCAATATCTAAATAATATTTTTTTGGACTGTCATCTGAATAAATTGAGGCAAGCTCAGTTTCATCTAATCTGGTTTGGGTTAATTCCTCAAGTCTAAATTTACTTAACCATTTACCTTGAACTTTTTTTAGGAACTTTCCATCCCAATTTCGGTGTTCAGTTGGAGTTGGAGTTAAGTTCCAATTATAAAGATCATGTGGAAGTATTGGCTTTTTCATAAAGCCGATTGTACCATCCGGTTTATAATAAGAAATAACTAATGTTGAGTCTTCTGTGTGAAATTCTGTGCTTACAATCATATTTGTTCTAATATACCAAAAATTAATGAGTTCCTGTTGAACCAAATCCGCCTTCTCCACGCTCAGTCATCTCAGAATAAAGCTCTTCAAGTGGAACGTCCTCAATTATATCATAAAATACTGGAACAAGTACAAACTGGATTAATTTTTGACCCGGAGTTATGAGTTGGGCCTCGGTTCCAACATTAATCACATGGATATGAATTTCGCCTTGATAATCTTCATCACAGACTTCAGCCCCTTTAATTAATAACTGTTTGGTTGCAACGCCTGACTTGTTAAAGGCAGTTAACATATACCCAGTAGGAATATCGGCTTTAATACCAGTTGGAATTAGGGCAGAGTTCCCAGGAAGTAATGTTAGTTCCAAATAATCGTTTGGAACAAAAAAATCTATACCTGCAGATTTAGAAGTTCCTCTAGTTGGGATCTTAACGTCCCGAATTCTTGAAATTTTCATTAATTATTGGTTTTATATAGTATTACTTGTTCTTTTACCCCCAAAGTAAAAAAAGTTTAACTTTGGATACAATATTGCTGATAAATAACTTTATCAACTCGTAGACCGTTTTTAAATTTATGAATTTGGGACGAATGTGATAAATAAATAACTTCAAAATAATACGCAAAAGCGATGGCAGAAAAATTAAATCTGAACAGATTCAAATCAAGCGGAGTCTATACAGTAGAAATTGATGAGAGCTCTAACCTTTCATTACCTCTTTCAACTGGAAGATTGGTAATTGGCTCAAGTAAAAAAGGACCAATCAATGCAGTAGTACTAGTTAATGACTTACGTACATTATCGGCAGTCTATGGTGATATTGACTCTAAATTAGAAAAAAATGGTAATTATTTTCATAGAACTATTCAGGTAGCACTAAGAAACGGACCAGTTTATGCACTAAATTTATTGCCAATTGCTGATTCGGATGTTGCTTATTTTACAACATTTAATACGGAAGCGGCTTCAAATAACTCAACATGGTCTGCTAGTTCTTATCAAAGCAGCATAGCTGATTTCTATAATACTCAAAAATTATGGTTTGCAGACGTTGATGCGGTTAACAAATATAAAAACTTAGCACTAGGCGATTCATTCCCAGCAACTGGAACAGTTGATAGAGATGCAAACAAATTATTAAGTTTAGTTAATCTATCTAAGAAGAATGTTACCTCATGGGCTAGAATAGCAGATACAACTGGATATGACATTAAAGTTAAAGAATATTATAAATTACTTGGCGATAAGGTTGAAGTTCCTGATTTCTTACACCCTGATGATTATGTTGCTGACTATTTTGTAGAACTATCAGTAGTTGAAGGAGATTGGTCAGATGCTCTTAGATTATCAAAAGACCCAATTTACCAACAATATTTTAATGAAAGCGGTATTATTTTATCAAAAATGAACGATTTTCTATCATTAAAAGAAGTTACAGTAGTTAATCGTACAATTGGAGCAATTATTCCAGAATTTACAGACCTAACTGGAGCACCAGCTTCATTAGACGACTTATTCAATAATAAGTTCTCTCAATCTGGAGTTTATTGTGCTCTTGACTATAAGAAAATTGATATGATTGATTTAGCAAACAATCCAGTATTTGATAGCGGTAGTGCAACTGAATCAATTGAATCACAAAGATTAGATTTAGTAGGTTATGGTTTTGATGAAATAGATTCTAGCGTTTATTCAGTAGATAGCGGTAATCCAGATTTATCAATTGATCCAGTTAAATTAATTGATGTATTAAGTTACAGAAAAACTGCTGGTTACGAATATTATTTTAATATTCCAACAACTTCACCTGATAACTACGATATTTTACCTGGAGCTGCTATTAATCCAGGAGAAATGTATACAGTTAATCCAACTGGAACTAACAATAATTATATTATTGCAACAATAGGTAGTCCACTGTATAATGCATGGGCAAATGGATTTATTAAAACTGGAGATACTTTACTTACAGGATCTACTAGATACTTATCAACTGACGGAGTAGTTAAAACAGTTATGAACGGTTTGGTTAAAGTTAGTTATATTGAGTTTTACGCCTATAGCGATTTGACTTATACTAACCAAGTTGATGCAGCCGCAATAACTAGTGGATCAAACAAATATTTACATATTAAGTCAGTAACGGTTACTGAATTTAACTTTGACTTTGACTTAACTGATACTGATTATTTTATGTCAGGTTTTAGTTATTTTTCGCCTAACCGATTAGTATTTACACTAGCGCCTACTCTTTATGGAAATACCGCAAAGAAAGAAATAGCAAATGGAAATGCGGCATATGATGCAACTAAGAGAAGTAAAATTGAAGCCTTTATTAAAACTGGTCAATATGTTAAAGCTAGTATATTAACTGACTCAGATGGTGACCCAGTTATTCGTGAACGTTTATTAAGGATTAAAACAGTTTATGCAAGAAAAGTAAGTGTTACTTATTTAGGAGATCCTACTAACACTTTAGAATATACAATTACAGTAGACTCTCCATTAGATATAAATGTAACTGGAATCAATCTTACTGATTCAGTGTTAAAGGTATATAAGGGAATTAAAAACTATGTAACTGATCTTAAAGGTTTTTATGTACCAGCAATATCGCTTGATGAAGTTGGTTTATATCCTAATGGAACATCTGCTCGTCAAGATAAGATTCTTGACTATATGTTTGAAAATACTAATATTGCAACAACCATTGCTGATAATGAGACCCTAAACTTCCGATATATTATCGATTCATTTGAAGGTCAAGTTGCACCTGCTTCTAAACAGCAACTTGCACAACTTGCAGCAAATCATGGAAAAGCCTTAGCTATTTGTAATGCTCCATCCTTTGCTCAATATGAAAAATCAATTGACCCAAGTTTTATTGATTTTAATACTAACTTAGTATCAACTGAGTATATTTCAACTGGTGGTAACCTATCATCAAATCCTCAATTTACATTTGGATTTGCAAGTGGAGATAAGAATGGTATTGCAATTGCATCTTATGCTGCATATTTTATGCCTAACTTAGTAATATTTGATAATGGTAGAAGTAAATCTGTTCCACCTGCTGCATATATTGCAAATACATATATGAAAAAATATACAGGTGGAAATACTTTCTCAATTGTTGCAGGTAAACGCGGTATTATTACTGAGCCTGAAGTAACTGGAATAGAATATGATTTAACTAATGACGATAGAGATTATTTAGAACCAGTAGGTTTCAATATGATTGTTAGACGTAGAGGTTTCGGAGTAATGATTTTCTCAAATAACACAGGTTATCAAAGAGTAAGATCTGCACTTAATAATATCCACGTTAGAGAGGCATTAGTAACAATTGAAAGAGATATTGAAAGAATCTTATTGAATTACCTATTTGAATTTAATGACACAACTACTAGACTAAGAGTTAAAACACTAGTTAAAAACTACTTAGAAGCAGTTCAAGATGCTAGAGGTATTGCAACATTTGATGTAATATTTGATGATTCAAATAATGGTTCTGAGGTTCTTGAAAATAACGCTGGTGTAATTGATATTATTGTTGATTTCCCAAGAGGTATTCAAAAGTTCATCAACCGTATTACAATCACAAGAGCTGGAGGTCAATTGGCTTCTGCTTCTACTGGATTTACTCCTTCTTTCTAATTAAAAAGTTTAATACAAATAAAAAGGACCTCAATGAGGTCCTTTTTTGGGCCGACAGGATATGCCAGACATCCACCAATCGGTTTAGAGGTCCGATAACCTTATTTTAAAATAATAACCAAGCCGGCAGGTTAATTTAATCTTTAATTAATTGTTTTTTTGCTTCGCATTTATCAATACGTGAATCAACGTAAGAGTGAAGCTGATCTATTCTTTGACCTGTTTGTTTATGCAAGTCATCGAATAAACGATGTGTATCTTGGAAGTTTTTATCCAATCTATTTTCTGCATGGCGCATGTGATCTTCTATACTTTGTATTTGGTTTTGCTGTTTTAATACCTTCACAATACCCATAACAATAACGGTTAATATAATAACAGCTACTACAGAGAGTACTCCAAAAGTAAACGATAGTGTTTCCATATGTTTATTTTGTTTTTTTAGTTGCCGGCAAGGCTACCATTTAATCTTTAGTTGAGTCATTAGTCCAAGAACTTAGTCTGCGATATCCATAATGTCTTCAAGAACTCTAATTGAGTCAGTTGAGTCATTATGTAAAATACCAGTTCCACCGGCATCAGTCCATTTATTTAGCTTAGTATCAAAGTCATCAATTAAAATGTCAAATTTATCTCTGGCATATTTCCATTTGTCTTGATCTAACACTATTCTGGTTTTACTTGTGAAGTCTTCAGGTTTAGTAACCGGTTCTTCATCAATATGCAGGTGTAATTTAATCCATTTTGCTTTACCAGCTAAACATTCAGCACTTCTGCTTGGAGCAGATAGAATAATTGGATCGTATTGTTTTAAATAGTCCCATAATTCTCTACCATCTGGTGTCCATGGTAAATCTGCCCAAAAATCTTCGCCTAATTTATCTAGGATTGGCCAAATTGAATTTTTGCCGTGCAGCTCCTCATATGCATGCGGAGAAAGTTTTTCAGGATTTTCTGAAATTTCCATAAAGCCTCGGTTAAAGTCTACTAAGACTCCGTCTAGGTCGCAAAAAATTGTATATTTTCCGCCTCTTTTTTCAAAGATGAATTGTTTAAATTTCTTAAGCATTTTCTTTAAGTTCAAATTGAGTATCTTGATCTTTGTTAATTATGGCCAAAAGATCATTTGCCATTACTAAATGGTAACCAATACCGTCCCAGGTTACATCAAGTCCTGAATATCTTTGGTATAGAACTTTATCCCCTGCCTTAACTGGGCATTTTGAATTATTTGCAACAGAATGTCCAACTGAGATTACTTTTCCAGTATTTGGACGCTTGCGTGCATCAACTGATAAAATAATACCGGTTTCAGTTTTTTTCTCTACTGTATCTGGTAAAATTAGAAGCCTTTCAAATAGTGGCATAAAGCCTTTTGTTATATCAACGCTCATTAGTATTTATAATTTTTTTTAAATTTGTAATAATTGAATTTACGACGAGCTGTTAAATCCACATTTGCTTTTATTGCATCTAATACATCAGTTGGAAAAAGCTTTGTACTTAATCTTACTAATGTCTTATTGCGATGGATGTTATTCTCAATCGTCTGCCATTCACCAGGTTCCTTTATCTTTAGAGTATCACATGTTATTTCACGCATTACATCAAGGAACCCAGAATCACCTAAATCGATTAATTCTTTAACGTCAGACCACTCATAGGATTCTCTAACATGCTCTATTATTTTAGATACTTTAGAAGCTGTCATTTTTGGATGAACTCTTGGAATATTATCAGAACTGTCTCCAGCTAAACACTTTGTTAAAATATCTAGGGTTGGATCAATTGTTAAGTGCTGATAGTCTTTTTGAGTTAAGTCATTTATTATATTAATAACAGCTGAGTTATCAATTGACTCAATATCAAAATCAAATAAATTAACTTCTGCAGGAGTTTCATCTTTACCAAAATCAGCAGTTGTATAAATCTTTTTATACTTTGTCATTTGTTTTGGCATAATTAAAATAACTTTGCGTTTATTACTTTCTAATAATTGAGTTAAGTCTTTATCAACTGACCAAATACAAATATCTTCTTTTAGATTTTCGCAAATGTAAGCAATTAGATCATCACCTTCTGCTCCAGGAACACGATTAACCACAACTCCATATTCATCAGAGATTATATTAAGAATCTCAGTCTGGAAGTATTCAAAAAATAGATAAATTTTATCATCGTATTTTCGTTGACCTTTATAATTAAAGTCTCCTTCTCCATGTGTTTCAAAATGTTCCTTAATATATTTTTTTCTCCAACTCTTAGAGTCAAATACAAAAAATACAGATTGGATATTTTCCTTAAATGGAGCAAGGATACTTCCAAAATAATTTGTTGAAAATGATTTAAACGAATCTTTACTACCCTGTTTAAGAATAAAGTTATCGTCGTTTAATAAATCAGCAACGTAATACTTTTCACCAATTCTCTTATCGTTTGCAAGAATGTTTTTAACAATACTTACTGCCACGTTTAAAAAAGCATTTCCGTCTATGATTAGATTCATTTTAATTAGTGGGTTGTTTAGGAACTTGTAGTTTCTTTATTGCTTTTAAAATAAGTTCAGATTCTTCTAGTGTAAATATTCCTTTAGCTTGGCAGTGGTTAGCTGATGCTACTAAAATAAGAACTGCGTGTTCTGGAGTTAAATTTACCAAAAAGTTTTCGTAATCTTCAAGGTTAGTATAACTAATTGAAGAAAGTAGAGTAGCTATTGGAGCGGCCTCAGGTTGATTTGCGTCAACCTGAGGAGCTTCAACTACTGGTGGTGTTTTTGATTTTGCCATTTTGTAGTTTAATTATTTTTTATAAAGATGCAAATAAATCATCTAAGTCATCTGCTTTTGGAGCAGCTGCTTTAGCTGTAGGTTTAACGGCTGGTGCAGACATTTCAAAGTCATCGTCTAAACTAATTGGTGAGCTTACATTTTTTACTGCTGGAGCTGGGGTAAATTCAATATCTTCGCCAAGTGGTGCTTGTGTTCTAGCTATTGGAGCAGATAATTTAAAGTGTTTCTTCATTCTTTCATCTTTAGTATTTGCAACTAAATTGTCAATGATTTGTTTGTAAGGAATAATTGCTTTAATATAGTCAGCAACTTTTTCGTATTCAACATCAGTCCAATCCTTTAAGAAATATTGACTCATATCTGGCGAATTCTTTTTAAAGTATTCACTTACAAATTGCATAACCTTAGGTTCAGTAGATACTGGAATTTCTTTACCTTGAGTTGAGATAATTAATGGGCTAACTTCATTCATGAATTTACTAGCACTAAAATCTCTCCATGCTTTAGTCTTACGCTTAATAACCAAAACAAAATCTTTACCAGTAGTAAGTGAAAATGGATTGATTTTTTGAGTAGTAACTAATTCCTGTTCAGGATTAATTTCCTGTTGGATTAAGTTATCAATTGTATATCCGTAAGAATATATTTTAATTTTACCTTCCATTGTAGGAAATTGTGGATCCTTCTTGATATAAACACAAGAATAATAATTGTAATAACGATTAAAATACTTTTGAATCTCTTCAACAATTGAAGGCTCTTCGTTTTTCAATCGCTTTAATTCAAGATCAAGCGTCCAAAGAATTGATGATGCTCCTGTCGTTGATGGACAATCTACATACAACTTTTCGTTGGTTAAAGGGTTTATTAATTTAGCTGCGTATTTTTTATAGCGGCTCTTAGTTGGATCGGTTACCCAAGGGATAAAACGAATAACTGATTTGTAAATACCGTTTTGACCTTGGTCTGGACCGGGATTGTACACGTTGTCGTCGACTTTGCGACCAGCTGATGATGATTTACCTGAGAAATCATCGAGATTAAGATTGAATAGATCTTCCATATTGTTTATAATGTTTAATAATTTAATAGAATTGTACTAAATAAATATGAAGAGTTTTGAAAAAAAAAGGACGAGTTGTAAAACCCGTCCTTAAATGT